AGTGGTTTAAAATACGCTGCATCATCAATAGTCTATCTTGGTAAACGAAAAGAAAAAGACGGTACCGAGGTCGTTGGAAATATAATACATTGTAAAAATTACAAGTCAAGGTTAACAAAAGAAAATGCACAAATAGATGTAAAACTAACTTACAAAAAAGGTTTAGACAAATACTATGGTCTTATTGGTCTCGCTGAAGAAGGTGGTATCTTTAAGAAAGTATCTACTAGGTATGAAATGCCTGATGGGTCTAAAGTCTTTGGTAAGAATATAAATGATGATCCTGAAAAGTATTTTACAAAAGAGGTATTAGACAAGATAGATGAAATCGCAAAACGAAAATTCCAATACGGATCAGAAGAAGACGAAGAATAAAAGATACGCCTTTGCTCAAAGACAAGGTGATGATTTTAGTTGTATCAAAATTATGGATGGCCAGTATGAGGGTATCATCTATAAGTACAACAATGTAAAATTTTCATCAACAGAAAATGAGAATGGTGAAATACCTTTGAAGTTTACATATGACGTTATGACTAATCCAAATAACGAAGATGTAAAGTCAAATGATTTTAGAAACTATATTGGTGATATACTAGTTGAGTGTGTTGAAGATCAATTAAAGAATGGAAAATTACAAATAGATGAATGATAGAATAGAAAATACAATATTAAATAGTTTGTTTTTCAATGAAGATTTTACAAGAAAAGCTATTCCATTTATTAAACCTCATTATTTTTCTAAAAGAGACGAGAGATTATTATTCATAGAGGTAGATAAATTTGTACAGAAATATAATAACTTACCTACAAAAGAAACTATCTTAATTGAACTCAATAATAGAAAAGATTTAAACGAAGAAGAATATAAGAATGTAAAAGATTTAGTAAACTCTATTACAAAAGAAGATACAGATTTACAATGGTTATTAGATACAACAGAAAAATTTTGTAAAGATAGAGCAGTACATAATGCTGTACTAGATGGTATCAAAATATTAGATGGTAAAGATAAAACAAGAACACCAGAGGCATTACCTAGTCTATTAGGTGAAGCGTTAGGTGTAAGTTTTGATAAACACGTTGGCCACGATTACATAGAAGACGCTGAGGCTAGATTTGAATGGTACCATACAAAAGAGAAAAGATTCCCATTTGATTTATCTTACTTCAATAGAATTACAAAAGGTGGTATACCTAGTAAGACTTTAAATATCGCATTGGCTGGTACTGGTGTTGGTAAGTCTTTGTTCATGTGTCACGCAGCATCGGCTTTTCTAACTCAAGGTTTGAATGTATTGTATATAACTTTAGAGATGGCAGAAGAACGTATCGCTGAGAGAATAGATGCAAACTTATTTGATATTTCTATGGACGATATTAGAACTATGCCAAAAGAACTATACGATAACAAAGTAAAAAAATTAGAAAATAAAACTAATGGTAGATTAGTTATTAAAGAATATCCTACTGCATCAGCTCATAGTGGTCATTTTAAATCATTGATGAATGAACTTGCGTTGAAGAAAAGTTTTAGACCACAAGTTATCTTTATTGATTACTTAAACATATGTGCGTCAAGTAGATTTAGAGGTGGTAATATATCATCTTACTTTTACGTCAAGGCTATCGCAGAAGAATTAAGAGGTCTCGCTGTAGAGTTTGATGTTCCTATCTTTAGTGCGACACAAACAACGAGAACAGGTTTTGTAAGTACAGATATTGGTTTAGAAGATACATCAGAGTCGTTTGGTTTACCAGCGACTGCTGACTTTATGTTTGCTCTTATGTCAAATGAAGAACTAGAAGGACTAGGACAAATGAAAGTTAAACAATTAAAAAATAGATATAATGACCCTGCGATTAATAGATCATTTATTGTAGGTGTTGATAGAGCGAAGATGAGACTGTATGATGTAGAGAATACAGCGCAGAATATAGTAGGTGGTAAAGAGTTAAAAGAAAAAGAAAATTATCCTACACCAGAGGAAAGTTATGAAAAGTTTAGTGACTTTAAATTATAATGCCTAAAAGAAAAACGCAAAAAGTCAAGTTTCACAAAGGCGATCAAAGACCAGGATCGTTTGATGGTGTGTTATCATACACTAAAAAGATGAAGAAAAAAAAGAAAGATATAATCTGGCAAGTCATAGAGAAACCTACAAACAACGTAGTCGCTGAGTTTTTCTTTGAAGAAGACGCATTTAAATTAGTTAAATTTCAAAATAAAAACAAGGTATGGCATAACAACGGTGGTATACCAAAGTTTCTCTGGACAAGAGTTTGAACGTATAAATATAATAAACAATTGATTTATATGGACGACTTGAATAAATTTATGGAATATATGAGAGAGAAATGTTTAGTTTTAAAGGTTTTACAACACAGGATAGAAATACACATTTAGAACACCTAGAAGACGATATTATAAATCGTGGGTCTAAAGGTGGTCAAAATGCTATTAACTTTTTAAAGTCAATAAGAAATATGTTGGCTGGTTCTTCTACTAAAAAAGTTAATATGACAGTCAAATGGGATGGCGCACCTGCGATCATCTGTGGTACTAATCCAGAGAATGGTAAATTTTTTGTAGGTACTAAATCAGTCTTCAACAAAAATCCAAAGATAAATTACACAAACGCTGACATAAGAAAAAATCACTCTGGTGAGTTGGCTTCAAAACTATCAATCGCATTAAGAGAATTATCACGTCTTGGTATCAAAGGCGTATTACAAGGTGACTTTTTATTTGCGCAATCTGATCTAAAGAAAATAGATATGGATGGTGACGCAATGATTTCATTTACACCAAATACAATAACATATGCTGTACCTGTTGCATCAAATATAGGTAGACAAATTGCTAGAGCCAAGATGGGGATTGTATTTCATACAAAATATACAGGTAAGACTTTAGATAGCATGACTGCTGGTTTTGGTACAGTTAGAGGTAGAGCGACTAACGTATTTCTAGCAAGTGCTGGTTATAGAGACGTATCAGGTCAAGTAAAATTAACTAGAAGTGAACTAACACAATTTAATGCTAGATTAAGAATGGCAGAAGGATCACTTATGAAAGCAGCACCTCTATTAGATGAAATGAGTAAATCATCTGCTGATGGTTTGAGTGTAGGGTTTAGATTAAAAACTTTTTTTAATCACTATATTAGAAATACACAAGGTCATATGGCCAAGGTAAGACAGTTAGTTGATATGTTTAGAGAATACTATGTTAATATAGTACAAGCAGAAATAGATGCTAGAAAAACAGCAGCGGGTAAACAAAAGTATAAAGATATATTAAAAAAGAATACACAATATATTGATAGAAACAAAAACGCATTAGTAATGGCTATCGCATCTCACGTCACGTTACAAAATGCTAAAAACTTTCTCATTAATAAAATGAGTGAGATACAAAGTGTGGGACATTTTTTAAGAACATCTACTGGTTATAGGGTGACAAGCCCAGAGGGTTATGTGGCAGTAGATAGAATTGCAGGCGCAGTTAAGTTAGTAGATAGATTAGAATTTAGTAGAGCTAACTTCACAATGCCGAAAGGATGGAGTTAATGCCAAAAGGATTTAAAGAGTTTGAAGAATACGACAAGGCTTGTGACGAAGTAATTTTTGAACACGAAAATGAACCTTTACAAGAAGCAGAATATCAAGGTAAGAAAGTAAAACTAAACGACCCAATTCGTGGTGGTAGTAAAAAGTTTTATGTCTATGTTAAAGATGGTGACAAAGTAAAGAAAGTATCATTTGGTGATACTACTGGTTTGTCTATTAAGAGAGACGACCCAGCAAGAAGAAAGTCATTTAGAGCAAGACATAATTGTGATAACCCAGGACCAAAAACAAAAGCCAGATATTGGTCTTGTTATCAATGGAGAGCTGGAGCAAAAGTAAATAACTAATGATTAAAAATAATAGACAAAGAAATACACCATATGTAATGCCTTTAAAAGAAGACATCACTAGATTTTATATGAAGTTAAAAAGTAAAGTATTATTTTATGGTTGGCAGATAAGAAGTAAATATAAAAAATGAAAAAACTAAATCAAATACTACGAGAGGGTGTTTACGACCCAGGTATATTCAAAGCCTTTTTCTTGGCTGGTGG